ACGGATTCCATCAAATGTAGCACGTTACGCCGCCCGGTTCGTTTACCAAAGGCGTCCACGCGCACCCATTCTTTGCGCTTTTCCATTTTGCCAAGCGGATGTTGATTTAAAAACCAATACGCCACGACTTCCCCATTGTCATTGACTTCGACGCCGCCTTTGATGTCCTTCCCTTTCTTGTTGTCGGGGTCGGCACACCGATCCGCCTCGATTACCCGAATCCGTGTATCGTAAATCGAATGGGCACGAGTAAAGACCGGCAGCAGCACAAAACAATCGCCGCTCATATATTGCGACAAGCAGGCTAATTGCTGCAGCTCGTAAAAATTGTCCTTGCGTGTCGCGTCACAATCGACCGATTCCGCCCAATACGTAAATTCGCGTTCAATCGTCCGCCTTAACTGCCGGGTTTCCTCGTCAGAGAGCCCCAAAAATTCGGAGTCAATGGCCGGTTTGAGCCGTAGCCCGGTACCGATGATGTTCGTTCGGGCGGTTTTAATGGCTCCCGTGGCGAGTGCGGCACCACCCATATACAAATCTCGCGAGCGCTGTCGCAGCGTGTCTAGGTTGTCGCCAATGTCTTCATCAGGAGAACCGCCCCCGTAGATCCATCCGACCATGGATTTCTTCGTTTTGTTGGCCCCATGATGCGAATAACCGGAATTCAAAACCTCCAATTTCATGCGGGCAACCTGCCGTTTTAAAGCTGCCGTCGGGGAAACATAGCCAATCAACTTGTCGAAAGGGTTCATAGATCACGCGGAACCACTCGCATGACACGCGCACCGCGACGATTTGAAGATAACTTATCGATTTCGCGCCGCCAGAACGCAATTTGTTCGCGAATGTCCTTAATGTCGGCTCGCTCAAGTTGACGGGAGCCAATCCGGTATGATTTGCCGGTTGATACGGCCAAATCCGCCGCAAGCCAGGCTTCCAAGTGCTTTTGTGCGTCCTCTAATGTCCATGACATAGTTCCTTCACCTCCTGGTTATAGTCCTTTGCTAATGACTCGTCGCCTTTTGCGTTGGCCGGGCGGCGGCGGACCGGCATTGCTCACCTCGTCCAAATTCGGGTTCAAGATTTCCAGCGCCGCCGTATTGTACACCCGAAGGTCCAACGGTTCGTTTCGGTCGCGGACCTTTTTCCACACTTTGTATGCGACCCCTTGCCGGTACCGGGTGATTAGTTTTTCAGCGGTCAACCCTTTAAAATAGTCCTGATTGTAGCCTCGATCTATGGGGAAATGGCAGTAACCAGGTCCTTCCTTAATTTGAAGCCTCGACGTGACTGTTGCTTTTCCTTCATTGACGCCAAGATTAAACAGTATCGCTTTTTCCCGTTTGGTCCGCGTATTTCCGTTCAGGAATGGGATATACTCGCCATCTTGTGAGCCTTTTCCCTTAATCGCGTAAATTCGCCGGGATTCGCGCGGGGCACAGAAGCGATACACCTCGGTTGTGAAGTGACCACCTGAGTCCATACACGTGATTGCTGGCGAGAATCGTTTTCCCTCTGCGCTGCTCCAGGAACGTGACAGATATTCATCCAGCTCACGCCATACTTCCGGCTGCTTCAAATCGCCATAAATTTTATGGTACTCAATACCCCATGACTCTTTTCCGGGCCCCCATCCAACGATTTCAATTTCAAAGCGGTCATCCTGGACGTCAACGGCCGCGGTAAGCAACTTCACATGTTGGGGAACATCATATTTGTAGCCTTCTAAACGTTTGAGCAGCTGTTCGTCTTCGACTTGCTCTCCTTCTTCCTCCCATGTTTCCCCGAGCGATGTATTGGTCCATACTTTCAGGGTTTCCGGACCACCGAGCTTTGCCGCATGGAATTCTTCAACGATTGTTTCCCACAGTTTCCACGGGCTGGCAAACTCATTTAAGTGAAAGCCACGCGTTCTAGCATTCGGCTTTTGGGCAATCCATTTTCCCTCTTCTTGTCGCCAATCCTGCTTGGGATGAAGAGAGCCGCACGACTTGCAGGCATGTTCTGCTTTCGAGCAAATTTGCGTTTCCTTATCGTATTCGAAAATGATTTGTGCCCAAGTTAACGGTTGGAACTCCCCACAACTCGGGCAAGGTAAACACCATTGTTCCATAGAACTGCCTAAATAAAGGGCCTCGATCCTGGATACACCTTTAATTGTCGGCGTGCTTACCCATATTTTTTTTCGGTTCCAGAATGTTGTAGTCCGCTTCGAAACAAGTAGAACCGGG